CCCATTTACCGAAGGCGCTCTTGCCCTTAAACGCTTCGACGTTCAGCTTCTTGAAACTCCCGAGAGCTTGGTCGAGCGATATCGTGGGGATCTGGAGGAAGTCCGGCGGCAGCGTGGGCATGTCCTCCAGCGTTTCGCTTAGCGATACAACTGTGGGATTCAAGAGGTCGAAACTTTCCACCCAAGCGTCAAACGCGGCTTGTGGGACTTCTTGCCCGGTCCTGACCAGGTGTTCAGTCATCGCGCCGACTTCTCGATTAAACTTCTTCAGATCGTCGTCGGACAGGCTCTCCAAGGTTCCGCTGAATTCTCGATACACGCGCATCGCTTCTCGGCCCGCTGGTATCCCACCCTCCCGCCACGCGGCCACCTGGTCATTGATGCTCGCGTTGAGTTCTTTCGTCGCGTCGTCGAGTTCATGAGTGCTGATGGTGGCGTCGTCGAGCTTCGTTACGACCTTCGCAATGGCGGGAGCTTGTTCTTCGATGGCGGTTGTGGCCGCCAGTTCCGCAGTTGATAATTCTCTTGCCGCTTTTGCCGCGTCAAATTCGGCTTCGGTCATTTTCCCGAGCCGGACTCTGAGGCGATCCAGCGCGCCATAGAAGATATTATTGAAGGTCCGCACAAACGCGACAATCTCTTTCCTCCACTTAATAAACGCCGCGACGACGACGGTAATAGCCGCCACGACACCCATCACCGGCAGCGAAACAGCTGCCAGAGCAATCGACAAGAACGCAAGAATCCCCAGGACTGGCCCGATGGCCGCAGCCAACGCCGCCATGATGACGATCACTTTCTTCACGGGGGGACTGAGGGCGCTAAACCACTTCACCGAGGATGTGATAGACGCGACCACATTCGTGAAGGTCGGGATGAGCTCGTCGCCGAGTTGCTGGAGCAGCACGGTGAACGACGCACTGAGTTGGTTCCACGCATGGCCCGCCGCGTTGACCCCCTCGGTCTGTTCCTTAAAGGCTTCGTCTGTTGCGCCAAGTGAATCCCCCATCGCGTCTAGGTTATTCGTGAAGGCTTCCGCTTGTGCGCCAGCAATCCCCGCGATGAATCCGTAGGACTCCTTCGAGTCGAACAGCTTTTTCATTTCATGGACGTTGCCTCCCACTTGTTTCGTGAGTGCGGCGAGTGTGCCTTGGAAACCGAGACTCTGCACCGCAGCATCGCCCGTTTCAAAACCGATGTCTTTGAGCGCCGCCTTTAAGTCATCCCCAGGTTCGATGAGACTCCGCATTGCGCCAGCGAATCGCGTGGAAACAATGCTCGCGTTTCCCGTGACGCCTGTCATCGTGGCAAACACGGCGTTCATTTCCTCCATCGTAATGCCGAGGCCAGCGGCATCCGCTGTCACCATCCCGACCGACGCTGCCAGTTCTGGGAAACTCGTTTGGCCGAGTTTGACCGTGGTGAACGCAAGATCGGACGCCTTCTGCATCGCCTCGAAACTCGTGTCGCCGTAACCTTTCGTCACTGCCGAGGTCAAGGCAATCGCATCCGAGGTCGTGGCGAGTCCTGCGGCTGCGGCTTTCGCGTTCAGCTCCAGCACTTTCGCGGTGTCTGCCGTATCGCCAAACGCCGACACCACTTGATAGAGGCCATCCGCTAGATCCGCCGTGCTCTTCCCCGTTTCAATGGCGAGGTCTTGCACGCTTTTCTTGAGTTCCAGCACCCGTTCCGTGCTGCCGGGGATCAGCGTGGCCACGTTCGCCATGCTCTTGTTCATATCTACGGCAAACTTCACCGCCGCCGCCCCCGCCGCGACCAGCGGCACCGTGACGCCCATCGTCATCGAGCGCCCGACGGCTTTCATCTTCGGGCCGGCGTTCTTTAGGGAGTGCTGCGCTTTGGCCAGCGCGGGGGTGAGCTGGTCCTTAATGCGGAGGGTGGCGATAAGTGTCCCGATGTTGATCATGACGTGTCGATCCCGAGGTCTTTCCCGACGGACTCCAGGTGCAACCGGAGATACCGCTGTGCGGCGCGATCCGTCGGCACCTCGCCCTTCGTCGCGCTATCGATCCGGGACTTTGCGTTCGCCAAGCCACGCAGGTCGAGGATCTGAAACAGCGCCCCGTTGTAGTCATTCTCCAACGCACGCCGCGCGGCATCCGGTAAGCACCCGAACTCCTCGCAGACGCGACTCACAATCCAGAGATCCGGCGGCGGCAGATCGGTGCCGTCTTGCTCTAAGTAATCGACGAACCGCCGGGCGCGTTTCCCGCTTCGTCCTCCGTCTCGGGGCGACTGAACTCGAAAATCTGTTCGGCCAGAAACGCGGCGGTTGGCTCGTCGAGTTCACCAAGGACTTCGGTGCGGTTCGTGTCCCCGATGCCCGGCACGAGCGTCCACGACACGACGCCTTTTTCGAGTAGCGTATCTCGATGGTAGTTCGAGAGGGAGGCTTCCTGCGTTTTCTGAATGCGGTCGAGCTTGTCGGCGTCTTCGTTGCGGAGCGCGGACATCAACTCCGCGCCGAGCTCCCGCATGAACCCGATGCCCTGGCTCTGTTGTTTCGTCGCGGCTTCGGACAACTTCCGATGGCTGAGCTTGCGGATCACCGCACTCTCACCCTCGTCGTGCGGCAGATCGACGGACTTAGTAATTCCGATGACTAATCCCATTCATTCACCCCCTACATTACGACCAGGTGAGCGCGCCAGTCGGCACGATCTCGGCCACAATTGTTTGAATACTGCCCATTGATGCGACGACCTCTGAACTCGCCAGCCGCGTCTCGACCGTGGCGGTTTTCGAGTCACCGAAGACGACCACGAGGGTGCGCGTGGCGTCTTGCGGGCCATCATCGACGGTCCCGAGCACCGCGTGCGTGCCTGTTGATCCGGTCGTGTCCCACAGGCAAGTTAGTGTAATCGGCTCTGCCGTGATCAATCCCGTCGGTGTCTGCTCATTTGCACTGTCCCCGAGCGCCGTCGTCTCTTGGAGCTGCGCCGTCGTCTTGACGCTGATGCCTTCAAGGATGAAATTGGTAATCGCACGCCCGGTGCCGCCCGGTCCATCGTCATACGTCACGGTGACACTTGCTGGTCCGTATTTTCCGGCCATTTTTATCCTCCTAAATTACCCGCGCGCAAAGCCCGCGAAGATGGTGATCGAACCTGTTCCAGTGACATTCCCCGAGAAGGCCACGTAGCGATTTACTGTTCCCGTCGTCGCGATCCGCTCAGCGAAGGGCGCGGTGACATTATTTGAAAAGTCAATGAGTGAAACGAAGGTCGTATCATCCGCGCTGTGGGTGATGCTCCCGACGAACGCGGAAAATCCAGTGCACGCGGTGCACTGGATGAACCCGACCCCCCCGTCACTCGACGAGGCCGCGTTATCAATGGAACTGGACTCCGTATTCCAATCCGCCGTCTTCGCTTCCAACGGTTGCACGATGAGGCCCGCGCTCCGCGTGCCGGTCATGGCATACGACACGTTGGCTTTTTGGAGGTTTCCAAGTTCCGCCACGACTTCGTAGGAATCGCTGAATGCCCCCTCGCAGCCGACCATCGGATACCCAACAGTTTGCCCCGCGAAGCCGACGCACATGATCCGCGCCGTGGCTTGGGGTGAGGTCGGCACGCTCCCACTAAACGCCGCGTGCGAATACAACGCGGTCGTGTCGAAGAACGCGCCCTCCTGCGTCACCTCCATCGTGATTTTTCCGACCGGGGCCGTCTCGTAGGCGGTGTCACCAATGCCGGTCGTGTCCGTCAATTCGCTGGACGCCTTCTCGCTGAGGCTGGTGATTTTATTTGAAAGCACGTTGTAGCCATCGACAAGGAGAATCCCTGACGCAGGGCCGAACTTTCCAACTGCCATTAGCGTTTCACCTTCCCTTTCGCCTTCGCACTCGGCGCGCCGGCGACCTTAATCATTCCACCTTTGAGGAGCCACTTAACCGACTTCTCAGGAATGTTGTCGGCGTAGGCCCCCGCCTTCACGCGCTTGAAAACAACTTTGGCACGTTGCTCGGCGGTCATCTTGCTCAGCCCGCCAGCGGCCAGCACCGCCTTCAGCGACCCCGGTGCCGGATAGGACAAACCCACCACGGCACGATAGCGCTCAGTCATTTGTTGCCTCCCGATCTGCGCCGCACGACATACAGACCTCGCGACCGCCGAGCACCTTTTTCCAATTCGGAGATCCACATCCACACTTCATGCGTTCTTGTCCTTGGTCAATAGCACATTGAACGCCACCTTCGGGCGGTCTTGCTCGTCGACACTCAGGCCGAACGGCTGCTGCTGCGGGTCGCTCAGGTAGTAGCGCGTCCCGCTGAGATCCTCTGTTTCGATCTCCGCGACGTTCTCGAAAATCGTTTGGCTCGTGGTGCGTGCAGTTTGGTAGTCACCGGGCGCGCCTCGGACGACGACCTGGACGCCGGGCCGCTCCCAGTCGACCCCCGCAGAGCCGAAGCGCTTCTCCGGCGCGAGTCCGCCGGTTTCGTAGAGCGCGACCGCGGCATCAGGAAGCGCCGGCATCATGCTCTTGAAGACGTCGGTGCCGACCGTGCCGGAAATCGCCGTGGCGATCCGCGTGGCGAGATCGTCGAGGACGTTCGCCACTACACCATCCCCTGGTTCAACTTCATCCGCTTCGCAATCCGCGCCAGCAGAAACGGCGCGGATTCCTTGATTGTGTTTTCTAAGAACTTCGCCTCGCCCACCACACCCACGTCGCCCGTCTTCCGACCGCGCTTGGTATGGTCAGCCTCCATATCTTCATGGACGATGACGGCATACGCCGCCGCGGGGCCGCCGACCTTGATCGTGACTTCGAGGTTCTGGCCCTTCCATCTCGGGAGACTGGTCTGGTGTGAGTCTCGGAGTGCGCCGGTATCGACCGGCGTCCGTTTCATCGACTTTTTCTGCTCGACGAGCGCCTCCTGATACAGCGCCGCCGCCGCTACGAGTGGGATCGTATGGTCAAGCTTCTTGATGTTCCCAAGAACTTCACCGACCTCAAAGTCAATCGCCATTAACCGAGCTCCACTTCGACGAGGTATTCAGCATTTGTCGTGGGGTCCACTACGCCATCGATCCGTAGGATGGGCATCACCGTCGAGTCGGGGAGCGTGATCTGATCGCGCTCGTTAATCGTCACCGGCCCGACGAAAGTCAGCTTGGCGAGACTGAGCTTCTCGTCCCCGGCCTCGGTGCGCACGTATTTTTGTCGACGCTCGACGATGGCCTTACGTGCGACCCCGGTCGCATACGTCGGCTTGCCGTATCCGTCATCTGACGAGAACGCCGCATGGGTGATCGTCGCTTGGAGTGAATCGGTGATCGTATTCGCCACCGAGATCCCGTCCTGAAGAATCGTGGCGAGGCTCACGAGGCGCGCTCCAAGATCCGCGTGCCGGTCAACCGACCCCGGACGGAGGTGAACCAATCCTGGGGGATGAGCAAATAAACCGCATCGGGAACCACTTTGTTGTATGCGGCCCCCTCCTCGAATTCCAGGGCGACTGAGCCGGCCTTGATCCGTTTGATCGACTGGCTTTCGATGTCGTTATCTTGCGCGCGGTTCGTCACGAGGAGCTGCCGCGCATATTCGGATTGGGCGTTTTTCACCTCACTAGGCACCGTGTCGGAATCCAGATCCACGTCGATCCGTTCGAGCAGTCCCATCCGCGGCCATCCGAGCGCCTGGGTCGTCGTCGAGGCGTAGCCGGTCCAATCGAAGAGCGCTTCCATGAGCTGCGTAGCCCAGAGGAGCGCCCGGATTTTGTTGTTTTCGGAAGCATCGGCCCACGTCGTGCTGACCGCTGGCCGGTTGTCTTGATATTGATCCGCTTCCGCCAGCGTGCAATACGAGTTCGCCGTCGTGCTTTTCGCCGTCGCGACGAGTGTGGCTGTCCCCATCAGTTAATACAGACGTTCACGGCGAGCGTCGAGGCTCCCGAATACGCACCCACAACGACGGTCTTCACGCGCAGCCGGTCCCCGATCAGTCCGTCGAGGATGGTATTGTCGGACAGCGCGCCATCGGTCGGCGTGACGTTCGCGGCCATTGCAATATACGGCCGCACGGCTGACACCTTCGTCACCGTGGTGGTGGCGAGGGCGAATTGTGCGATGTCGATCCAGGTCGAGCCGTTGTCGAGGCTGGTCTGAATGAACACATCCGTCGTCGTGCCGCCGCCGGCCCGCACGAAGACAGACTGGATGGCGACCACACTGGCCGCCATCGGGATCGAGACGCCTTCGCTCGTATAGGTGCCGGCCCCGATTGCGGTGAGGTCGAGCGACTGGAGCTTGGTGGAGCGTTTCGGGAAGACCGCCATCAGCTCGACCTCCCCCCCGAACGCATGACACCGGCCTCGCGTTTACGCTTTTTCCCCACCGGAGGCCGTTTGGAAACTTCGGTATGAATTGCCGGATCAAAGTCTGACGTATTGATCACCGCGGTTGTGCCGTCTTTCAGCGTCACGACTTTCGTTTTCACACTAAGTGAAGTCATATCGCGTCGTCCTTTCTTGACCATTTCAGAACGACGCAACCCCTCGGTTTACTGAGGGGCCACGCCGCCCAAGAGCGATCAGAAATCACCTATCCCGCGATATAGGCGGCCAAGCCAGGTCGCACGACCGCCCCGCCGTAGAGCGCATCAAGCGCCCACTGCGTCTGGCGATACTGCTGAGAGATCGTTAACCGAAGGGCCAGACCCGAGTCTTCGTCCACGGCGGTCGACTGGAGATGCCCCGCCGATCCCATCTGATTCGTATCGAGCAGCGGCGCCATCGCGAACGCGAGACAATCGCGATGGATCACGATGTTCTCGACGAAATCTGCCTTGAACGTGACGGCAGCGTCATCCGCCCAGGCCACCTGTGCCGTGGGATTCATCGTGATGACCGTCGCGGTGGACGACAGCACAGAATACGTCTGCGTGTATTCTGTGCTGTCGTCCACCGC